AGTGATTGCTGTGCCGGGGGTTCCTGATACCAAAGCCGCTGCTGCGATCATTCTGTCAGAAATTTCACTTTCAAGAGAAGTTACCATTTCGTCGCGAACTGGCTGCAAAATGCCTTCTAGCTCATTAAGTTCGATAGCTTCTTCTAGCTGTGAGTACTCAACGCGTACAGTAATGTAGTCGCCTACTTCGCCTGTAGCTGTTGCTGAGGTAAATTGGTTTTTAGTTGATCCGCTTACATCACCACCAGAAGTTCGTTCTGCTGTATATTGATGGGGGCGCTTAAATTGAACTGAAGCACCTGTGTTTGGATTAATCTTGCCTTGTAGCAATTCTCGATTCACAGACTTAGCCAATACAAGATCAGACATGAAGCCGGGTAAGAATCCTTTTAGGACGATGGTGGAAAAGTTTTTATCTAGTGAGTTAGCCATTTTAGTTACCTATATTATTTAAATTCAGCACCGGGGCAAAGCTTTTCAAAATCGTCTAGCTCTTGCATTCCACCACCACTTATATTCATTAGCGGTTGAGGTGCACCCGTTACCGTGGGTTTTGTTGATACAGCGTTTACACGAATTGTTCGCTCAATATAGGAAGCTTGTTGAATGGCTGGCATTTCAATCATCGCCGCTAACTCTTTCGGGTTATTGGCTAGAAAATCCATAATTTGCGGACCTTCTGCATCATCAAAAAGGAAACTTTGAACTTCACTTGGAACACCTGATTGAGCCAATACTCTTGCGCTCGTTACCATGTCTTCTTCAGTTAGGCCTATTGCTGCACCTTTCTTAATGTGATCGTTTGCTTGCTGCTCAAACGCTGCTTGCTGTTTGGTTAACTCTTCTTGCTCTCGCTCTAATTTTAAATCTTGTCGAAATTCAACTTTAGCGGCCTGAATAGCTTCGTTTCGTACTTGCGTTAACTCGTGAGCATTAAAGGCATCATTCTGCCGTTTAAACTCTTCAGGGTTATCAAACTCAAGATCAGAACTCGCGGGCTTAGGAGCGGTTAAGCTGTCAATCTTCGCCTTCATTTCTGACATTTGACCAGTCATGCTCTCAAGAGACTTATCCCTTTCGGCTAACTGTGCATCTCTGCTTTTAATATCACTGGTTAACTTTCCAAAACGCTTATCAAGTGCGTAAGCTTTCTTTTCTTCTGGACTAGCACTGGCTTTGTCCGTTGAAGGTTGCGATCCTTCTACTACTGTCGTTGGTAAGTCTTCACTTCCACTAACAGCCGCATTCTGCTCATTACTCATAAATCAACCTTAAATGGCTATTAAAGTTCCCTAATGACGTTAGGTTCGTTTCCCTAGATCACGCTAGGTTCGGGTATATCATCAGAGCTAGTTGGTAAGTCATTACTAACCTGATTCTGTAAGTCTAATACAAGTCTTGCTTGGTTGTCCATAGCTGAGACTGTAGGAGGTCCGGCGATTGTTTCAAGTCCGAAGCCTTCTCTAATTTCCTTCAGCATCTTGGTCATGGTTTCAAAGTTCTTACGCTCTTGCTCATCTCGTTTAAGATCAAGTTCGCCTTGCTTAATAAAGAAATCTTCTTGCTGCTTTTCTAAGTCAGCCTGTAATTTAGCAACATCCAATTGATCTTGGTTCTGTCGGCTTTCAATCTGACTAACAGCATCAGCCACAACAGCCTCTTGAATTGGATCGACTTGCCCGCCTGCCTGCTCTTGCTCGGCCTGCAATCGTGCTATCTCTTCCTCAACTTCTAATTTCTCTTCATCAGTCCATTGAGATTCGGGGATAATACCAGCATCAAACAATTGCTTGCGTGCTCGCTCTTGGAGTATTCCCATGCCCGGCGCTTGAATATTGCCAATAAGCACGTCCATACCTTGAGCTATAACTTCAGGCGCTATCTCACCAAGCCTTAGCTGAGCGTTCACGGCTTCTTGCTGCTGATTCTTAAACGCTGCACCGACTGAGCATGTCACATCGAAATCACCAATAGAGAAATCGTTTAAGGTTTCTAGTTGATTAGTTTCTTCGTCACGAATAGTTTTATTAATGGTTACGATGCTAGCCGTGCCATCTTCTTCTAAAATTCTTACTTGTCTTTCGCGCGTATCATAAACAACAGGGATTGCACCCATAAGCACGCGACAGCAATAGTTAATACCGACAACTAAAGAGTTGTGATACTTGATGTTCGAAGTGTTTCCCTTATTCTCTGCGCGCTCTAAAGCAACACCACTGACCAATGATCTTTGTGGGTCAGTATGCTGATTGGTAGAGGTTTGAATCATTGCCTGCATTGATGCTGATGTTTCGGCTAATGAAGGATTGACCTGTGCGCCCGGTGTTGGGAATGGTGGGGTAGGGTTTTCTTTGTCGAAATTGTACATTTGAACAGGGTCAGCACTAACATTCATTTGCTCTAATGACGCTTCATGACCGGCCGCTTGGGTTTCTGTCATCCATATCTTAGCGCGCGGAGCAATAGCCCCTTCTTCAATCTTTCTTGATTCTGCATAGTTTAATACGCGCTGGGGATCAATAAGCTTTCGGGTTTTACCTTGGTAGCTGATCTTATTGTCGATAATGTCAAAGTCACCATAAACTGGGCAAACAGGCAGTAAATTAAAAGGTGTATCTTGCTCTTCGCCAAGCCATCCACCGGCATCAAACCAGCGAGACTTAACTTCAAAGCTTGCGCGCTCAACAGGTTCACGAACAGGGGTAATGCCTTGCTCGGCTAACTCATCCATTCGAGCCTTAAGCTTATCATCGTCTTCAAATATAGAGCCGTCACTGAACTCTATTACCATCTTACGAACTTCTTTTTTGTAGAGTATTTCAGCAACTACAATGACTTCTCGGGTGTCTCGAACGCTACCGTTAAACTCTTGGCCGTTATTCTCGGATAAGCTCTTGGCTTCGCCCTTTGGGAATCTGTCCTTATAAACTGAAGCGTTCAAAGCTCTTAAGTCAAACACCCATCGAGCATCTGACCTGTCTTCTTCAACTGAATTAGAATCAAACCATATTCGGTTAATAGCATTATCAACCTTTTGAATCTTTAGAACCTGCTTAAAACTTTTCTGGCTTTCAAAGTCAGATACGACACGCCAAGCATCGAAGCCGATTTGAATCATCTTCTTGCCTGCACGCTGATAAGTACGCGAAGCATTAGAAGCCACTTGAATATTGCGTATAAGGCCGTTAAGTACCTTGGCAGTCTCTTTGCTTGCACCTGCGCCTAATGGGTCTACCTTGGCTTGAAACTCGTTCTGTTCAATCTCACCGGCTATATTGTCTATTTGATGACTAACCATATCAAACGTATAACGCGGACGATCACCGAACTTAGTAATAATTGAATCTTCCCACATACCATCAACGTCATGTAGAAAGTGCTGATCTTCTCGGGATAAGTCCCTTGCGTATTTCTCGTCGTGCTGGTCCTTTTCTAATTGGCCAACGATTACGTCATGATCTGAAAAGTCTATACTCATACGACAAAGCTCATTTTTCTAGCCTTTGGGGCTTGGATTACAGGGCATGGCATAAGCATGGCTACACCATCGGACATATTAGGGGATTTAATGCCTAGCTTTTTCATCTGCTGCTTACCCATAATTTGTATTAACCCTTTAGGGTTCGGTATTCTCGGTATGCGACAAATCTCAGACTTAAAAGCACCCATGTTATCAATGCCATCGGAATCAAAGCTTATCATTAAATCAGGGTCCATATACTCACCCTTAATAACACACTTGTAGGTATTGTAACACCTATCACCCAAAGTAGTATAAGCCTGTGAGCGGTCATTTAAGAAGGTCTCTGCGTATGTCGTTGGTGTCTTGTTGCTATCATCCTGAACCGGCGTATAAATATCTTCTGCTCGATGCTGAGCGCTGCCAGATAATCCACCCCTAAACATTTCATAGGTTATTTGAGTACCGGCAAAGGCATCGGACACTTGACGCTTAAGCCCTGCGCCCATTCCGTCGCCATCCCATCGAAATATATTGGCGCCAAGGTTAATGGCTAAACCTGTCGCCCAATCACAACCTTCGTCAATCTCACCGGCCTTATATTCTTTAACGTGAGTAACGATAGAGCCATGACGCATAGCAAACGACTTGGCATCTTTACCACCATCGGCCGGGTCATGTGAAGCTACCTTAACGCCGTGAGGTTTAAACGCTTCTTTAAGGTGCGGTAATTTATGAGCGTCAACGCACGCATCAAACCATTCAGCTTTAATAATTGAGTTATCAACAGAATCATTATGCTTACCTAGCCATATATGATCATAGAGATTGCGCTCTTTGTTCTCATAATCCCATTGCCTTTCCTCTTCTAAGCCTGACTGATCGAACCATGGGTTATCCATGTAATTCATAACGACAATCAGGTGCAGGTCGTCTTCATAAAATCCGTGTTGGTCTATCTCATCCTGAAAAGGAACTATAAACCTTTGGCTGAATGGATCTGCTGAGCTATGAGGGTTGGCAATAAAAACCATAGAGACATTTGAAACATCATCGACTTGTTTTATCTTGGTCGGCAATCCTTTTTGCGGCTTCTTTCGTGCGGTAGGTGTCAGGGTATCAAGTGAGTCTTGGGATATGAACTGAGCCTCTTCGATAATAAACCGTTTGAAACCGTGAGCCGACTTAATCGAGTCAACATTCCTTGCTAGCCCGGCAAACTCGAAAGCCTCAACATCTTTATATTTAATGGTGTTTTGCTGAGTATCGAAGTCTTTAAATTCTAATCGGCTTATCTCATCCTTCAATAATGAATGGACTGAGTTTTTAATACTTGATTGGTATTCGCGAAGACAGTAAGTTTTGGCCCCGTTATCCCTTGCATCAAATAAGCTTATGTCAACACCACCAACGGACTTGGACGATCCACGACCGCCAATTATAATAATGTAGCGCTTGAATGATTTAAGAACAGGCTCAAGTTTAACCGCTAGATATGCGTCCGGAGCTTTGTTAGTTAGTACCCACTCACCTTTAAGGAGAGTGACCGAGTGGGTGTGACCATCAATAGGATGAACCAAGCCAACAACAGTGCGACTCTCACGCCTAGCCTTTTCCTCTGATAACTGGATAAACTCTATTTTCTGCTTGCGACT